CTTTTTTTATAGTGAAATTTTCTTTGATTCTTTTTGCAGTTAACGCCAGATCTGCACCAATGTCCTTGGCCGCCCTGGTTTGAACGTTGGTCAGGGTTTTATTGATCGCATTGGTGAGCGCTCGCTTGCTACCGTTTTTGATGTCACGCAAAAGACTCTCAACACGGGCAAGATCAGATTGTGATATTTCAATGCTCATCTTCTGTCACCACCACTTTGACAAAAATTCGATCGTTACCTTCAATGCGCTTCACTGTGTATAATGCCGACCCGGTTTCAAATGTGCTGCCAATCTTGGGCGCTCCAACGTCAGAGAATAAAGCATCAACAGTGATTCCAACCTCTGTGATCTCGTAATCTGCGCCTTCGGGCTGTAATAGCGCATCATGCTCAACGATGATAAGGCAATCCACAGGTTCATATGTATCAGTAGACTCGTAGATAGCCTGCTCACCTATGGCCCTGTGGACCGCTTTTCCCATTCTGGTAAACATTTATTTTACCAAAATGTGGATTAATTCGGTTGCTCCGGTTGTTGCCGCAAGAGAATAACCAAACAGAACTCCACCAACAGATGTTTCCGCAAGTACGCCTGTCGCCGTTGTGTAATAAACCAAACCGCCAAGGGTCATATCACTTGCTGATTTTGTGAAGGTTAAAGCGAACACTCCGCTTGTTGATGCTGTTCCGGTTGCGCCAGCTTCAATATCAACATCACAAACACACGGGATTGACCCTACCATGTATGGGTCACCAGCCGATAAACCGCCGGAAGGCCCGGTGACTGTTATCTTTTCGCCTTTTCTGACAAGGTTTTTCATTTATTTTTTCCTTATTTTATAAAAACATCAATGACGCCAGAAGACCCGGCATCAACCGCTCCAAGAGCATATCCAAAAAAAATTGTGTCCTCTGTTTCAAGAGACAATCCGCCTCCCACCGCTGTCCCTGGGTAGTAAAGCTTTGCACCTACCGTCACGGCTGCATCTGCGGGGCTATCATCCGGTGCTTCACTTCCATCAACACCACTGTTATCAGTGCCATTTACAAGCAAAGAGAAAACCCCCTTTATTGATGCGGCCCCTGTGCCAGTATGTGCAATATCAACATCACAAACACACGGGATTGACCCTACCATGTATGGGTCACCAGCCGATAAACCGCCGGAAGGCCCGGTGACTGTTATCTTTTCGCCTTTTCTTATGAAATTTTTCATATTTATTAAATCCCCTTTATGATCGTTTGAACTGTGCATCCAGCTTCAATCGATTTTGCATATATAACCGTTGTACTCGCATAAAGACGGAGCGTTCCAGGCGAAACTGCCGCACCGACTTTGACTGTCCAAAAAGGATCGCTGTCTGATCCCGTCAAAGATATTTTAAATTCGGTGTCGTCGGCTGCCTGGATTATGATATTTGCAGACGCCAGCGAACTGGACGGTTTGATCTCCGTCCAGGCCGCTGTAGTGATTGCCGTATTTATAATTTCGGCAAACATGGTTTAGGCTCCATAGTTGTAGTATAGAGTTTTCCAGTCAACAGCTTTTGCTCCTGCATCGATGCGGACCTTGTACTCGATTCCGTCAACATTCCAACCCTGTTTTGTTTCCATGTACGGGGCCTGAACACCATTTAGAAAAAACATATTTACCGTTTTCCCCTTTGGTCCAGCCAGATACCAACCTGTTGCCCTGGCATCATCAAGACGGCCATCATAAATGCGAGTAAATCTTGACCCGGCGTAAATGTTGGGTTTCGTGTCTACAGAGGCTTGAGCGTCAAACTGAACCGTTGCAAAAAAAGTTTCTGCTGCGCCTTCCATGGCATTTGGTAAAAGGATGAATTTCGGAGAGATATTCAACCTTCTTAACCCCTGGAGGTCTTTCTGATTTTTCATTGCAAGAAGAGCTGCCGAAAGTGTTGATATACCCACGGGACCATTACCAGTTGCACCGGATGCAATATAATTTCCATGGTCGGTATGGAACAGGGCCTTACTATCACCCATTGCCGCATTTGCAGATAAAACAGCATATGCAATATCACCGAGTTTACGAGCTGCTGCCTCGCCGTGTTTGGCCGGGATGCCTGTTAGAGCATTGAGGTCGTCATTAATGATGGCATGGCGACCAATAGCGAACATTTTACCATATGTCGCAATCTGGTAAGTCTCTTTCGCCTCGGTCATGTCACCATATTTATACTCATTGCTTTCAATGATCTGGTCAAGGTCGTCTGTCTCGCTGGCCCGGTTGAGAGTGTTGGCCTTAAAGTCTGAAACAGATCCAACCCCACACCATTCTCGCCATGTTTCGTCTGCTGATTCCCAACCTGCGGCAAGGGCTTTGTTGGCTGTGTTAGCAAGCAAGATGGGAAAATCAGAAGTTGTCAAGGCTCTGCCGATCATCTCCATTGCATTACCACCGTCTTTCTGGTTTGCCACCTGCAAAGATTTTCTTGCAAGCTCCCGGAGGGAATACCCCATCAGCTCATCGTGACCGGCTGCGGGTTTCTCAGGAGTTCTACCGGACCTGGACAAGAGAGCGTCTGTTCCTGCGGCCCTGAACTTTTCAGCAGCATCAATGCCAACCTCATACGTTCCCCGGTGTCCGACGGTTTCTTCTGTTTCTTTTGCTGCAAGATGTGCAGCCATTACCGCCTTTCTCGCCTCTTCAATGGTTTTTCCCTCGTCAATGAGTTTTTTACCAAGATCGGCCTGGTCAAAACTTCCGGCCATAGCCCGAATCTCGGAGCATCTTTCTCTTTCAACTCTGGCCGCTTCGGTTCGTTCTGAGTCAATATCAACCGGGTCGGTTCGTTCCGGCATACTAAACGTTGAAAAAAAAGCGTTCGCCTCTTCATCAGTTGCTGTGGTGGGCATTCCATTTGCTTCAAGGTAAGCCCTTAATTTTTTGTTCATGGTTTTTTCCTTATGTTCGGGTTTTTTGGGCTTATCTGCCCGTGCTTTTGCATTATCGTCAGCCCCGATGGGGCATATTGAGTTTTCTTTTACTTTCCATTTTTTGACAACTTTTACAGGCCCGGTAAAGGTCCGATTGTCGATGATCGCCGTTTCCCCATCATCAACATAAACGGAATCTTTGCTGTCGTATGAGTAGCCTATCGATCTATCAGTCAAATGACCTTCTGCCGTTTTCGTCCACGGTCCTTCTGCTTCTTCTGTGCTGGAAAAATAATCCCTGCCGACAAGGGTGTCACCTTCCACCTTAATCTCTCTGGTGGACCCCAAAACAGAACTGGTGGAATACCGGGAATGCGTGTCCAGGAGAGGTACCTGTCTGGACGAGGGTATTTCCACGCCTGACATAAGCAATACCTCGGGAATATATTCATACCTGGCATAGTCAAATATTTTTACTGGAAACTCAGTCCCCATTACGCATTCAACGGATCTCTTTTCAATGTCCAGGGAAAGCGGGATTCCTGCGGAATCTAACCGAAGTGACAACCCTCTATATTGCATCCCGTCATCATTTGACCTGGTGTTGTGAACAATATTATTTTTCATCGTCTTGTTTCTCCACGGCTGACGGGCTGTTTGCCAGCGCCGTACTATTTTTCTGGATTTCAACTCCATGTGTTTTGCGAATCTCTGCGGCCATTGCCTTTTCTTTGACAATATCTTCATAATCCCGGCCTCGCTTCTTTGCGTCCTCAATTTCTGACGACAAACTGTAATCAATAGCGTCAATTCTGGCTTTTGTTTCTCTACCTGGGTCAATACTCTCAATGCCGGGGGGCTGCCACACTGTCCGCATAAAATGCCCTGGATTATTGCTAAATCCTGACAAATCGAGTTTGCCGGACATTACGGCATAATTAAAAAACGGGGCCATCGTTGGTTGGCAAAAATGCCGTATATGCCGGGTCCATTCTGGTTTAAGGAATTGAGAAAAATCTACCCGGATCATTTTCCCAACCGAATAATTCATTCCTTGATAATCGCCGGATATGAGTTCGTATGGAACGCCAGTTGATATTGAGAGCATGGTTAAAACCAGACGGACAAAAGGGGGAAAGTTTGCGCCTGGCCTTGGGTTTGATGCTAAGGTTATATCCTCGCCTGGCCTCAAATATTCCATGATAGCTGATTCAAGATCCTCGATTTTGCCATCG